CTGCACAGGTGCTGGCTGTGCTGCGGGTGGGGTGGTGTAGAGGGCAACAATGCGCCGTGCTAGTTCTCTGCGACTGCGCTTGCCACCGCCTTCATCCCAATGAATTATGGTTTCGTAGACAGCCTCCAACGCCACCGGCTCCTGCACAGGTGGTGCGGGTGGGGTGGTGTAGAGTGGTTGCACAAGGTCGCTGTCAACTGGCCTATCGAAACACAAATAACGCTCGCCAATGCTGTCAACAGACAGCCACGCCACTGGCTCCTGCTCAACCTGTAAGGATTGCTTACCAGTTGGCTCCAACTTCTCAGCCACTGTGATTGCGGTTCGCAGGGCGGTGATGGCTGCATATATTTTGGGGTGATAGCTGTTGCACTCCCAAGACGGATTTGTTTCAGCTTCCAGCGCCTCCAGCGCCTGCTTTGCTGCTTCAATGAGTGTCATTCTTCACCCCTGACAACCCAAACCGCTTTACCGCCTGTAGGTTCGCAATTTTCAGTTTTCAATCGGATGTAAGCCTGCCCTGATGCCCCCGCATTCTGAACGTAGCCTTGAACGCCCCAAGCTTTTAGTTCAGTCACAACCACCATGCAGCCGCCAAATGTTTCAACTCCAGGGTTAACTTGCACAATGTCGCCAACTTCTATCATTTCGTGTCCTTTCGTGTTTAATTAAGCAATGCGCCAGCAACGGTAAGACCGATCGTCCACCATCCTGACCGTAAATTTCATCCCGTGTTTATCGCCAAACCGTTTAGCAGCAACATTTATGGTTGTGCGCTTTATGGTTGGCGGTACTGCAAAGCTATCGTTTACTTTCATTTCACCAAACGGGTATTTGTTCCTGATCGGAACACCTGATTCAATTTTGATTTGCGTCATGCTGCTAGCCTCAATAATGGGTCATTCAATGCCTTGCGTTTGTCTCTCATTCGTTGCTGTCTTTGGGCATGGGTGAGTTTTTTTCTTGGTGCGTCCTTTCCTTGTCCTAATTTGTAAACCTTGATTAAGTGCCTGCCCCTTGCGTCTGGCAGGTATCGTGAAATGTGAGCAGCGCCAAAGCGGTGCAATTCGCGGCAGTACTGATACACCGTAACGATATGCAATCCCGTTTCCTCGGCCAACTCCTGACAGGTCATGTCACCAGGGATCATTGCAGCGCACATTTGTGCGTAACAAATAGCCCCCATCTTGATCTGCTTCATTGCAGTTCCTCTTTAACTAAAACATCAACACCGCTGCCGCTTGAATAAACCTTGGTAACGTGCAGGCTCACAATCTGACTGTCATCCTTCCAAATGACCCCGTTCATGCCATCCAAAATGGATTTAGCTAGGTTGTCTATGTCAGGTTTCTTGATTGGCTTTTCCTGACCGCTTAAACAAGCCTCTTTGCGCTTTTTGCTGTGGCTTTGGGGGATTGGTAGCCTGATGTACAAATAAACGCCCAAGGCCGTTTCTAGCGGATCTGTTGACCCCATAGCTGCCTCGGCTACTTGCCTCACCGTGTTCTCGTAGTCGCTGGTTTTTTTTGGGGTGTATGCCCTCATGAAACCGCCGACCTTGGAAAATTTGGGCCTGCCCTTTGCGACTGGTTCAGCGTCAATGTGAAATTGCAGCATGAAGGTCATTTTTTGCGCTCTTTGTTCATCAGGGTTCGCAACTCAATTGCCGCCTCTAGCCCACGGATGCGCTCTATGTCCATGATCGTTTTGCGCCACCAGTTGTTTGAACTGTTGACCCCATCCGTCATCGCTTTTTGCCTCCATCGGCTGATCCATTCTCTGGCCTCGCACTGCCTCATGTGTGCCAATGTCTCCGGTAAGCCATAAAGCTTGGTCAATGATTCGCCTTGAATAGGCTGTTCCCTCTTTGACCCTATCAAGGATTTGGTGGGCTTGCTCATGCGTCATGGGTTTCCAATTCAATCAGCTTGTCCAGGTAATGCCTAGCCTTCCGCAAATCTTCTACGCCGCCTTTTTGTCGCCAGCGAGTAACGTATTTCACAATGTTGCCCTCAAAGTAGCCGATTTCGTTGGCCGCAATGTAATCCCAGGGCTGAATCTTTTTTTCTTTGTAGTGACCACCAGCCACTTGCGTATTGTTTGCACTCATGACCCCCGCCTAATCTGAGCAAGACGCTCCCTGATGTGGTCGGGCATAGCAATAGTCCCTGCCACTCGTTCTTTGTACTGTTCGGCCATCGTGGCCTGTTTTTTGACATCGGGGATTTCGGCCCCGTCCCATCGTTGCTGATTCAAATAAACCAATGGAGCAGGGATAAAAGCACCATTGTCTTTTTTCCATTGCTCCGTAGTTTTCATCCATTCAACGTGTTTGATGATCTGGTCTGCTTGTGTTTCGCAATAGGTCTTAGCCCACTTTGCCAAGCAAGCTGCCTTGCCGCCTTTTCTTGGATGCTTGGGCCATGCTGCCCAAAACCTGTCAAATCCGCTTTCAAACATTAAGCCTCCCATCTAAATTTAGATTGACCAACAACTGATTGCCACTCACGCCCAAGCCTCGTTTGCCACCCAGACTCTTTGTTACCGCTCAATTCAGCTATGACTTTCCATCCAGCACCCCTTAAACTTGCACCTGATTCACTTTGCAGCGTATAGGTAATCAACTTTGACCACCCTAATGCCTTTGCAGCCTGCCAACATCTCGAATACAAAAAAGAACAAGAGCCTTTAGGTGCTGCATCTAGAACACAACATCTTGTCACCTCCAGCGTCGAGCCGTTGTCCAAGTGCCTAGACACAGGTCGTCCAACAATAGCAACCCCAACACACTGCAACCCATCTGAAACACCCACAGCAAACACTCCTCCCTGCGGCGCTTTGTTGTGACGGTGGAAGTTGTTTACAAACTCCATCGCTTCATTCAACTTCATCGGTATTGCTGTCAACATCTTTTCAACAACCCTGCTTTTTGGTGAATGTCTGAGCAAAGCACAGCCTTACCGTGTTCATGAACAAGGTTCGCTCTGTGCTTCGTGCTTCCCGGAGCCATGCCCTCGCACTGCACTATCCCAGACTATTTCAACCACCGCGCTCTAGGAATTCGCCCACGCCCCCGGCTCTGGCTTGCTCATGTAACCGGGTATCCCAAACTTGACCATCGACGTACCGCATCAAGCCGTCCAAAAGCAAAAACCCCCAGCAAGATGCTCTGTGGTCTTGGCTCTTGGCAGAGCAGCAGCGTGGCGGTTGAATCCGAGGCAAACGCCTCACCAGCTACCTTGCAAGACCACACAGCAACCTGTGGGGGTCTATCCTCGGATTCAAAACGCCTAGTTGCCACACCAGACGCAGCCATCATACCTCGGTTTTTTCGTCCTTGCAATGTTGAGCATATCGCTCGGGCATTCTTTCTTTCAACTGCATCACCCGATAGGGCGGCATCCATTCGCCCCACTGAGTGATTGCAGCCCTGCTAACGCCCAGGCATCGAGCCAGCTTTGCAGCAGACCCAGCAATAGCGATTCCGTCTTTTTTCTTGAGTAAAGTCATGTTGTTAAGTTTACCTGGCTTTACAAGTCCAAAAAGATTCTTGACCGTTTTGTAGGGTCAATGAAAAAAGTTGTTGCATGACTCGTTAAGCCGGCTTAACATTCATCCCATGCCGTAGCACTTAGCAAGCGGTCTTTTTAAGGAAACAAAATGGCAACTCTCACAATCGTCGGTTACGAACAAGAAGGCATCTGCCAGCACTGCGGTCGCACTCTGAAACATTGCATCAAGCTGGGCAATGGCGCAATCGTTGGCGCAGACTGCTTTGACAAAAAAATCACCAAAGCCAAAACCTATCAAGGCAAAGCCTATCGGGTAGGCGCTGAAAAAATTCGTGAGTTGGCTAAGGCTGCTGAGTTTTGGACTGCTAACCGTTGCGCCCTTGCAGGTCTGTTCCCTCATCATTTTGATTTTGAAGCTGCGTAATCCCGACAAAAGTGCAGGGGCATTAAAAAAGCCCTTGCATTGTCTGTTAACCCGGCTTAACATTCAACCCATGCCCTAGCACATCGCACGGGGTCTTTTAAGGAAACCATCATGAAATTCTGGTTCTATGCCGTTCTCAGCGAATCGCAGGCTTGGTACAACATCGCTATTCAAGCCGACTGCCAACAATCAGCACTTGCATTGCTTGGCAAAAAATTCCCTTACGCCAAGGTTCTTGAAATTGAACAAGGTGCAATCGCATGAATTGGCCGTTCCCCCCACCAGGGGGGCCGATCCCCTGGACACCCGCGCAAGAGCTTGCTTACAAGCGCCAACAGCGCCAGCAGCAAGAACAAGACAGATCAAAACTTCCACCAGCCCCGTTTTAAGGATTCATCATGAGACAACACTACAAGACAGATAACAAAGCAGATCGCGCTGAAGCTGCCCTAGGCTTTGTGCTTGCCATCTGCATCGGCGTATCAATCGCTTGGTTTTTGGTGCAATGGTGGTCATCATGATGCGTAATTACTACCTGTTACCGGCAGACTATTGCCGGGATGCATTGGCTAAGCACATGATTGCCCGTGATGATGCGTTGAAGGCTAAAAAAGCACTGATGGACAAATACGGTTGCACAGCCCTTGTTCGCAGGGGGCCGCACATTGATGGGCTTGCATACCTGTCGCAAGTGCAAATGCACGGCTTTACAGTGCCCCGTTACGAATTGGCGATGTGGGTTGTAAAACCTAAGAAAAACACAATCAGGGGAAAGCAAGCAATTGCTGAATTAGCCGAATGTGGCGAACTTCTAGAAATCTGGCAATGGTCGCTTGAAAAGTGTTTGGGTGTTTATGGGTGTGTGTTGGATCACCTCGGATTTCATTACTTAGTCGCTACACCGTTGCAGGACGGTTCTGTAATTCTTTGCGCCCCAGCCGGTAAAAATCGACCCAGGGGGCCAAATGTAAGTCGCAATTTCGATGATCCTGTAATCCCTGATTGCGCTGAATTGATTCCCGCTGATGTTGCTGAAAACAAACTTTTATCAATGAAACACACCAAAGAATGAAAACCCGGATGCTTTCTCATGTTCGCGCCTTGTGGAACAGTCCCCATGTTCCATCGGCAATCAATCGCGCCAATCAGCGCAAATGGATTCAATCGGTACGCCGATTGGGTGATAGGTGGCTACTTGCCAAACACATCGAGAGGAAACCAAATGCACATTGATACAGACTACATCCTAAAAAGCATCAACGATACAAGCCACATTTTGTATCGCACTCCAGCAGAGCAGGCCGACCGCCTAGCTTGGGAAGTCGGCGCTTTGTCGGCAAAGATTCGGGAATTTGCTGCTTTGCTTCAATACAAGGCAGATCAGCTAGAGCAACTGCAAAAAGAGCTTGATCCTACCTAACTTATAAGCATGGTATGATTGTTAATCAATCACTTGTAAGGAATTGCAATCATGGCAACAAGCGTTTTGGATACCAATTGGAAACAACATCCAATTTATAAAGATTATTATTTCTCTAAAAATGGAGAGGTTATGTCTTTAAAAAATGGAAAATTTAGATTTTTAAAAGGAACGCCTTGTGGTCAATCTGGTTATAAAGCCATTGCCGTTAAAGGCTCAAAAAAAATTTATATTCATAGAACTGTTTGTGAATTATTTAATGAACCTCAGCAAAAAAATTATCAATGCCGTCATCTTGATGGAAACAATCAAAACAACAAAGCATCAAATTTGAAATGGGGAACTGCTTCCGAAAACGCCCAAGACAAAATTTTGCATGGCACATATGGCAATGGCGCAAAAAACGCGATGGCTAAATTAACTTTTGAGCAAGTAAATTTAATTCGTGAACTACGCAAAAAACTAGGAATTTCATACAGCAAATTAGCAAAACAATTTAATGTTTCAACAATGACAGCATTTAGAGCAGCAACAAAAAGGAGTTGGAATTGAAAAACATAGCAACGGCTTTAGTGAAAGCCCAGCGGGAATTTGGCCCAGCATTGAAAACATCAATAAATCCGCATTTTCGTTCAAAGTATGCTGATTTATCAATGTGCGTTGAATCAGTAATTGACGCTTTAAACAATAACGGTATTTTTTTGCTTCAAAAAAACTATGAAAATGCCACCGGAATTATGGTGGAAACTATTTTTGTGCATGAATCAGGTGAAATGCTTGAATGTGGAAAGTTATATTTTCCTGCTTCTAAAAATGATCCTCAAGGATTTATGTCCGCACTTACCTATGGGCGCAGGGCTTCACTCATGGCCGCTTGCGGCATCGCTCCAGAGGACGACGATGGCAACGCCGCTACACGACCCGCTAAGGCCAGCATTAGCGCCTCTACGATGGCGGCTCACATAGCCGACATTGCCGACAGCGCCAACAGTGACGAACTGAACAACGCTTATGCCCTGGCGTATGCAGCTTGTGAGGGTGATGCGTCTTGGCAGGCTAAGGTAATTGCCGCAAAGAAAGCCAGAATCGAAAAGGCCAAACAGGAAAAGGTGCAGGCCAATGGGCAATGATCCGGACATTGAATTACTTTATTGCGTTAACAGCGCAGATTTAGAAGCATTACAAGATGCTCAATTTACGCTGGAAGCAATCAAAGAAAGTGATCCAGGCACTTACGACGAAATAATCAATCAATCATTGTTGTTGATTAAAAAAGCTTTGGGCATTAGTTGCGCTGATGCTATTGAAAGAATTGCTGAACAATTAAAGGTAAAAAATGGATGAACAACGCACCGACGAATGGTTTGCCGCTCGATTAGGTCGCGTCACCGTGTTGCCGACCTGATGGCTACTACAAAGTCAGGCTATGCCGCCAGCCGTGAAAACCTCATGGCGCAATTGATCGTTGAACGGCTTACCGGCCAAAAGCAGGAAAGCTACAGCAATGCCGCAATGCAATGGGGCACTGAGCAGGAACCGTTCGCCAGGGCCGCTTATGAAATCGCTACGGGCACAATGGTTGATGAATGCGGGTTTGTGCCTCATCCAACGATTGACGGCTGTGGGGCTTCTCCTGATGGCTTGGTGGGGGATGATGGGCTAGTCGAAATTAAATGTCCTAACACCGCTGGCATGATTGAAGCACTGTTAAACCAGACCGTCCCAGCAAAATACAACGCACAGATGCAGATGCAGATGGCTTGCACTGGTCGGCAATGGTGTGACTATGTTGTGTTTGATCCCCGGATGCCAGCTAAAGGTCAATTATTCATGACCCGTGTACGCCGCGATAACGATTTCATTCAAAAGATGGAATCGGAAATCGTTAAATTCCTTGCTGAACTTGATGGCAAGGTCAATCAACTGAAAGACCTTTTTCAATGAAAAAACAGTACGACATTAAATACGCCGCCAGGGAATACAAAACATCTGATGGCACACAGAAAACCTATTGGTCGCAACATGGCTCAATGTGGATTGACGAAAACGGCTCCGTAACGATTAAGCTAGATAGCATCCCTGTCGGGGAAAAATGGACGGGGTACATGAAAGCTTTTCCAAGCAAACCGAGAGAACAAAAACAAAAGTCCACTTATGAGGGACTGCCTGCTGATGATGACTTCGACAACGTGCCATTTTGAAAGGAACTAACATGAAACGCTTTTTTGCCGCTATCGGCATTGCTCTTGTATGCACTGGAGCATGGGCACAATGCTCAACGCACACCATTTTTAGCAATGGACGAACCATTATGTGTACTACTTGCTGTTATGGCGGTAACTGCACTACCAACTGTTTTTAATCATTGGGCCGAAAGCGACTGATGTGCAACTGCGTAGCGGGGGCCAAATGCAGCAAGTAGGCCCACCTTTTACAAGATAGGACAAGACATGGAACAGATTAAACAATCAACTCTGAAAAAAGCAATTGTGCTGCTCAATGCAATCGGCGCTCGATATGCCATCATTGATGCAGACGGAAAAAAGCATGGTGATTTGGAAATTGCGGAGCAGCGCAAACGCAAGCCAAGTGCTTATGAATATGGCGAATTGACTAACTATTGCCGAACCTATTTCAAAGACCTTGCCGTTGGTGATGTGCAGGTTTTTCCAATTGGAAATTATCCGATTGAAGTTATTCAGCGCACATTGTCTAGCTGGATTTGCAAGAACTACGGGAACGGAACTCACACCACCTGCATGAGTGAGAATAGCCAATCAATCGAAATTTTGAGGATTGCGTAATGTTCGGCACATTGCCCAATAAACTTGTGCGCCGCTATGACCCAGCAACATCGCACGAATCCGCTTTGGCTGTCGATACAAATAAATTGGAATCAATGGTGTATGAGGCCATCAAAAGCTTTGGGGTGATTGGCTGCATTAGTGATGATGTACAAGCCATGTTCCCAAATCTGCCTTATTCGTCGGTGACAGCAAGGTATCGAGCCTTACTTGATAAAGGCTTTATCGAAATTGTCGGCACAAAACGATGTAAATCAGGGCGCAATCAGCGGGTCATGAGAGCCGCTTATTTAAGCCATGTTGCTTGATGCTGCCTCAACACTTGAAAGCCTGTTCATCCAGCCTTTTCCGAATGTGGCAAAGGTGGACAGGCTTTTAAAGTGCGCCTCCCGCAAATCACAAAAAGCAGCAATTACATCATCAGCCGGTTTTGCAGTTACCGCCGCCAAGGTTTTTGGCCCTATCTGACCATCGGCTAATACTCCGACAACCTGCTGTAGAAATTTACTAGCCCGACCAGGGCCAGCATTGACAGCACAATCGAAAACGCAAAGATCAACCCCGCTAGGAAGATCATCCCCGCGAACAACATCCCAAAACCGCTTCCTATACAACGGGCTAACCATTTCAGGGGTGAGGGATCGCATATCAGATTCAGTCGCTGGTTTTCCTGTCCATTCTTCCCATACACGCTTCGTCACTCCTAGATTTGTCATGCCGCCAGGGTCAGCGGGATGGTTGACGTAACCGCCCTCATATTTGAGAACGTGCGCTAGTGCTTCTTCCCAGTTGTGTTTCATTTCAGTTCCTGCACAAGTGCATCTGTTTTGTCTTTACTGCTTTTGCTAGAGCCGTAAAAAAAGCTGATGATGGTTGCTACAGCCGTACCCAGCAAAAAGCCCAAAATGATGTTGGCAAAGTCCCGACCACCTTGCGGCATTTCCAAAAAGGTCACGCAAAAAAAGTACAGGGTAGATCCAACGCCCCAATACCATGCATACCAATAGATAAAATTTTTGGCTACTCTGTCTTCCTGTTGCAGCGCAGCAATTTGCATTTGTCTTGCGCTATGCCGGTCTTCAGCTTCTGCCTTAAATTGGGCTAGATCAATTTCAGCCAGCTTTCGCGCCGCATCGGGATCGCCTGCAATAGCCTGGGCAACCGCTGCCACTTCATTTTCTACGCCAAGCTTGTCGGCAATGGCTTTAACAGCAATGCCGCCCAATGGCCCAGCAACAGCCGTAGCAAGCCCCGGAGCAACCGATTTAAGGATATTGATTAAATCCATGCTAGTTCCTTTGTAGGGCTTCCATCACAAAATAAAAAGTGATTCCAAGAACGGTTAATGTGGTCAGCACCGCAACGCCAATCAAAAAGATTTCGTCAATTTCATCCTGCCTGCGCTTTTGAGCCTCTTTGCGCCTGCGCTCGGCTCTAGCTGCGTCAGCTTCCATTTGTTTCGCACGGGCTGTAATGCGCTGCCAAACATCCATTTTGTTTGATTGAAAGAACAGCATCTTCACCTGTTCTTCAAATTCCCTGGCCTGCTCTAGTGCTAGTTCCAGCTCCAAAGCTTTGCCGAGTGATGACCCCTTAAAGCCACCCGTCTTGGCTTTTTCGACTATCTCAATGGCTTGTGCTTTTGCATCAAAATATTGACCCAGCACTGGCCCCAGGCTTTGCACATCCTGGACGGTCTTCACAGCCTTTTTAACAAGGTTAACCGCGCTAGATACGGCTGCTAAGGCTGTGATTGGATCAATCATGATTACACTTTAATAACTGCCGCCCAAATAACGCCAGCCATAGAAATCAGCATAACTGCGGCTGTTTTTAGCAAGATGCCTTCGATACGTTTAAGCCTTGCGTTGATTGCATCATAGCGAACCGCACAAATTGCTTCGTGTGAATTTAGCCTTGCTTCTGTTTCGTTAATTGTTGCCATCATCTAAACCTCGGGCCATTAAACCAGATTGTCGCCGTGTAGCGAAATCCTTTCAATACAGGCGTTACCCTGTGTTCCAAAATAGATGGGAACGCAACTACAGTGCCTTTTTCCAATGGCACTTTGTATTCGTCATACAAACGCAGTTGCAATTCCCCGCCTTCCCATTCGCTCGTATCGTTTAGCAACGCCACGCAAGTGATTTTGCGGTCTGTCGGCCTGCCTGCTAGCGTGAACGTATCAACGTGCCAATGGTAGTGCTGCCCCTCCGCGTATTTAGCCAACTGGATTGCTTCGCGGCCGTCAATGTCGTAATCCCAGCCGCAAGTTTTGTTGGCCTCATACGCCACATCGGTCAATTGCTGCGACAGCCAATAATTAAACGGGGCAAACACCACTGATGTATTGCGATGTTGATGCGATTTTGACTCGCCATCGCTGCCCATCGTTGCATCTTTCGTTGCGAATTTGCCTAGCTCATCAATTGCTTTATCACAGTCTTCGGGGGAAATTGTTTTCAGATACCAAATTGGCAGATGTGTCATGTCTTGTCTTTCAATTTTTCTTCCAACGCCAGAACACGCTGGGCCAAGTAAACGCAGGCAACAAGTGCCGCATTGCCATATGCAACCGACAGCATTCCGTTTTCGTCGGCTTCTACTGCCTGCTGCAAAACACGCTGCAAAGATTGCGCCCCTACGCCTACTTGTGTTGCACCGCTATCAGTGCGAGTGTATGTTCCCGCCTTAACAGTTGCAAGCAATTCGATGAAATCATCACCTAAGCTTTGCCAGTTGGTTTTCAAACGCTCATCAGAATTGGCCTGCACGGTTCCGGGCAAGACAAGATTGCCTGTGCTAGCGTTGAAAGAATATGCTGTCGCCGTTGATCTAATAAATGGCGTGACATTAGACCCAGCAGCAGTCACAAATACCGGGTAATAGGTAGTGTTTGTTGTGGTGTTGGTGCAGTTAATTAGCGTTGACGGCCCGGTTGGCCCGGTAGGGCCGGTGGGGCCGGTCGGGCCTGTAGGGCCGGGTGCGCCCGTAGGCCCGGTGGCTCCTGTTGGGCCGGTTGGGCCGGGGGAACCAGCAGGGCCGGTTGCTCCAGTAGGCCCGGTGGGGCCGGTTGGCCCCGGTGACCCGGTCGATCCGGTTGGCCCGGTCGGGCCGGTTGATCCCATCTCGCCCATTGGCCCAAACGCTACATCTTGTATGCCGTTATTTGTGCCGGTGTAATAAAACGATGTGTCGAAATAAAGCGGGTTTCCAATTGATCGAGCAACTGTTCTTTGCAACACGCCGTCTTTGAAATAACGAATGTTTGCCCCGTCATAAGTAATGCTCAATACTGTTGACGTTGTGTAAGAGCCGTAATCGCCAATGTAGCTGCCGCTCTCATATATTTGTAATCCTCCACCGCTTTGCGTGTACCAAGAAAAATCAAGTGAATCATAAACTGGCGATGTTGTTGGATCGCTATTTAGACCGCTCATTATGTAATTTCCGGTTGTTTGCGCCCGGAAAGAACAAAAAGCACCTCTGGCATATCCTTGCAAAGAATAAACTTGCCCATCCCATGAACCGCTGTTTCCGGAGGCTTTATAAAAAACGCCTGAATCAGTTGTGCTTTGAATAACTCCACCGCTAAATTGAGGCGTCCAATCTGACGCGCCCCTCACGCCTTGCGCTCCAGTAGGCCCGGTAGGGCCAGTTGGGCCGGGGGCACCGGTTGAACCTGTTGGCCCCGTTGGCCCCGGTGATCCGGTCGCGCCTGTAGGCCCAGTGGGGCCAGGACTACCTGTCGGGCCAGTTGCTCCGGTTGGGCCAGTTGGCCCAGGCGCTCCGGTCGGGCCGGTTCCACCCGTTGGCCCCGTTGGGCCTGTGGGGCCGGTCGGAATAGTGAAATTGAAAACAGCCGCAGACGATGTGCCGCTATTGGTTACTGATGCCGCAGAACCCGCTGGGCCTGTCGTTGTCGGGCCAACTGCAATGGTTGCCGCTGCGCCTGCGGGGCCAGTTGGGCCTGTCGGCCCCGGTGCGCCAGTCGGGCCAGTAGGCCCAGGGCTACCAGTTGCACCTGTCGGGCCGGTCGGGCCTGTCGGGCCAGTTGGCCCAGGTGCGCCGGTTGCTCCGGTCGGGCCGGTCGGCCCTGTCGGGCCAAGCAACGCAACATTAGCAATTGTTCCCTTACGCAAAGCGCCAGCCGATGTGTCATAGACCATCAGCGTATCGGTTGATTGAAACGATGTTTCGGCTGTCAGTCCGTTAATATCGGCAGCGATCGTGATTGATCCTGCGCCTTCCGTAATTGATACGCCAGCCCCGTCCGTCAAATTCGCATTGACCCAGACGCTTTGCGTAGCATCGTAGATCAGCGTATTGCCTGATTGGGGGCTTGTAATCTTTACATCGTGCAATTCTTCCAATTCATAGCCGTTGTCAACTTTCACAAAAATTGATCCAACGGTGGAATTAACTCGCTCAATAAAACCCAACACGACAAGCTGCTGCGGGGCTTGTGGTTTGGTATGTGTCCATGCGCCTGCGGTTGTTGGTGATAGGTAAATTACCTCGCCAGCAGTAAAGCCAATGGTGTTGACCTTGTTCAACGTGCCAGAAAACTGCACCAAACCTTCAGCGCCGTTTGCGATTGACTGTGCAACAAATCCAATGGTTCCAAAAGAATTGGCCTCATTGTTTGCCTGCGCCAACGATACCGCAATGCGATTGCCTTGAGAGCCGCTGATCCGCACCACCTGACCGATGGTCAGCGTACTGCCTGTGCCGTTGTAGACCGTAGTGAACTGATCGCCATCCGGGTTGAAACCGACTTCGACGACACGCACAGTGCCATCGTCGATCTTGATGTACATCTTGCCATCGGCTGTGTTGATGGCGATTTCACCGAAATCTAGGTCTGACGTTGTTGGCACTTTGCCCGCAACGCTAGACCGCTTCACCTGAATTTTGTTTGCCATATGGCTTCCCCTTCTTGGCTATGTAGCCGGGATGATGCGTCAGTATGTGCCGCCGTCTACGTTAATGTCATAGGTTGCCGCTGCGGTCAGTTGGCCTTGTGCATTGACCGTAAACACAACCGTTTGAGTGCCGTTGACATTGCCATACGTTGCAGCCGTAACTGCTGTATTGGTGATGCTAAATTGATTGCCGGTTAGCGTCAGACCCGTGCCTGCGGTGTAGGTTCCTGCGCCGCTGAATTGCACAAACTCGATAGGGTCAGTGCCAATCACATTGCAAGGTTCAGTTTGAACCCAGCCGGTGTTATCAAGCACCGTGCCGCCCGACACAAACGTAAAGTCGCCGCCAGCAATTTCCGCTGCGGTGTCAAAGTCGCTTGCTCGAGTCAGAACTGTGGAACTTGTGTAAACGTAAATACCATTATTGGCAAGGTTAGATTCATTCTTGACCAGAATGCGGAAACCTGGACTTAGCGTTACGCCGTCCAGCACCGTCAGGGGATTGCTAAAAGTCAGCGTAGCTCCAACACCAGACGCGCCGTTGTTATAGGTAACTGTGCCGCCTGTGATGCTTGCAAGGGATGCTGTTGTACCGGCTTCGCAGGATGCATGAACGTGCAAACCTTGTGCAATGCCATCAACATAATTTTTTGTCGCTGCGTCTTGCGGATTCACCGGCTCAGGCAAGTTGCTGAGCGTAAAGCCGTTCATGCTGAAATTCGCTGTCGGCGCAGCTAGGTCGGTCAGGCTTGCTTGGCTTGCCGCTGTAGCAAGACCTTTGGCGTTGACCGTGATCTTGGTAAATGCGCCTACGTTGCTATTCACCGTTGCCAGCGTCAGCGCAATGTCAGCATTTGCAGACCCGTCAAAACTTGCTGAACCCGTAGCATCCGAACTTACGCTAATGGTACGCGCCGTAGTCAGTTGATTGGCTTGCGTTGCCGTGCCTGCTGTGGTCGCGCTAGTGGCTGTTGCAGCGTTGCCTGTAATGTCAGCAGCAACGGGGCTGCTAAACGTCTTTACGCCGCCAATCGTTTGATTAGTGCTTACATCAACAAAAGCACCATTACCAGCAATCGGGATGATCGACGTAGCCGAACCACCGCTGCCGCCTGTGCCCGTGCCGTAGTACAGAATATTAGTCTGTTCGTTAAACGCCATTTCAGCATTTGCCAGCGTTGTAGGTGCGCCAGCGCCGCCACCGTTGGCCCTGCGTTTAATGCGGATAGTGTTAGCCATGATTTACCCCTTAAAAATTACCGCCGTCTGCGATTTCGGTTTGCGGCACATAGACCCAT